AGAAATGACCCAAGGAAAACTTTGCGGTGTAGACTTTATTCCAGCAAAGAATAGAGAAAAAGATAAACCATATTTTATCGAAGTCAACTCCACTCCGGGGTTGATGGGCATAGAAGCAACGCTGTCCAAAGCAGCGGCAAAACCTGTACAGAAAGACCTGAAAAAGGCCGGTAAGAGTATTACTACCGAAGTCCTAAAGTTGTTCATGGACCGTGATAATTGGATTGACAAATCGAAAAACTCCTGATATAATGAATACATATGAGTAGCAATTTCTACATCAATGTATTGCAACGGGGTAACGCACTTCTTGTGCGTGAAATCAAAGATGGGACACGAATCAAATATAAGGTAAGGTATGAGCCTACTTTATACGTCCCGGTTCAAAAGAAAACAAATACCCGTACCCTGGAAGGTCAGTATGTAAGTCCTTACAAACTAACTGGCATTTCAAAAGCAAGAGACTTTATTGACCAATACGAGGATCAACCTGAGTTGGTCTATGGTCTTGAGCGTTTTCATTATACCTGGATAGCAGATAACTATAAGGGTGTAGTCGATTGGGATTTACAGAAACTCAATATTCTATCATTAGATATTGAGGTTCGTTGTGATAATGGATTTCCAGAAGTCGCAGCATCTGCCGAAGAAATACTGTGTATTACAGTAAAGAATTATGCTAACAAACGCATATTGGTTTGGGGTGTTGAAGATTATGAACACGATAGAGAAGATGTAAACTATATTCGTTGTAAAAATGAAACAGAACTTTTAGAAAAGTTTTTGACCTTTTGGGAAAGGTATGATGTAGATATCGTCACAGGGTGGAACTGTAAGTTTTTTGATATACCCTATATTGTAGGTCGTATTAAAAAGTTATTGACGGAGAAAGATGTAGAAAGGTTGTCCCCTTGGAAAGTTGTACACGACCGCAAGAGTAACTTGATGGGTCGAGAGCAATTGATGTATGATATCCTTGGTGTAACTGTGTTGGATTATATGGACCTGTATAAGAAATATGTTTATACTAACCAAGAGTCCTATGCACTCAACCATATCGCATATGTCGAACTGGGTGAGAAGAAACACGATAACCCGTATGAAACGTATAAAGAATGGTATACAAAAGATTATCAGTCATTTGTAGATTATAATATTCGTGATGTTGAACTTGTCGATATGTTAGAGGAGAAGATGAAACTTATCGAACTACAAGTGACTATGGCATATGAGGCAAAGATAAACTATAACGATGTATTCTCACAGGTTCGTATGTGGGACTCTATCATCTATAACTATTTGAGAGATAAAAACATTGTAGTGCCGATGAGGAATATCAGTCGTAAGGATAGTCGGTATGAAGGTGCCTATGTGAAAGAACCACAGACAGGTCAACATAACTGGGTGATGGGTTTTGACTTGAATAGTCTGTATCCACATTTGATTATGCAATATAACATTTCACCAGAGACAATATCTGCTGACCAGTTTCCTAATGTCAGTGTGAATAAACTATTGAATCGAGATGTTGATATACCTGATGATGGTTATACACTGACTCCAAACGGAGCAAGGTTTACAAAAGAGTATCAGGGTTTCCTTCCGGGCCTTATGGATAAGTTTTATGATGACCGTGTGAAGTTTAAGAAACTAACTTTACAGGCAAAACAAAAATATGAAGATACAAAGGATCCTAAATATTTAAAAGATATTTCAAAGTTCAATAATATCCAGATGGCTCGTAAGATTGCCTTGAATAGTGCTTATGGTGCAATGGGCAATCAGTTTTTTAGATATTATGATGAGAGGGTGGCGATAGCAATTACAACGTCTGGACAGTTATCTATTCGTTGGATAGAAGGAAAGGTGAACGAATATCTAAACAAGATATTGGAAACAGAAAATGAAGATTACATCATTGCATCAGATACGGACTCAATATACGTTACGTTTGACGAGTTGGTACGCAAGTCTTTTGATGGAAGAAATGTCTCAACAGAAAAAGTTATCAGTTTTCTCGATAACGTGGCTAAAAAGAAGTTGGAACCGTTTATTGATAAATCTTATAAGGACCTTGCAGAATATGTAAACGCCTATGCCCAGAAGATGGAAATGAAACGCGAGATTATTGCGGACAAGGGCATATGGACAGCAAAGAAAAGATACATTCTCAATGTGCATGACAATGAGGGTGTTAGGTATAAAGAACCACAATTAAAAATTATGGGCATTGAGGCTGTGAAGTCCTCAACACCAGAACCTTGTCGTGATAAAATTAAAGAAGCGTTACGAGTTATCATCAATAGTGATGAGGTTGAGTTAAATAAATTCATACAAGATTTCCGTAAGGACTTTATGAATATGGACCCAGAAGTTATTGCTTACCCAAGGTCGTGTAACGGTGTGAAGAAGTGGGGAGATACTTCCAGTGTTTTCAAAAAGGGAACACCGATGCACATAAAGGGTGCCTTGTTGTATAATCATTTGTTAAATAGAAACAAGTTGTCACATAAGTTTCCGTTTATACAAGAAGGCGATAAGATAAAGTTTTTACAACTGAGAAAACCAAATATTTTACAGTCTAATGTAATTAGTTTTATGACCAAACTGCCTAAGGAGTTTGAACTGAAAGAAATTATTGATTATGACATTATGTTTGACAAGAGTTTTGTTGAACCATTGACATTTATTTTGGACAGTATCGGTTGGAATATAGATAGAAGTTATGGAACGCAAATTACGCTGGAGTCACTTTTCGGATGAAATATACACCATATACAATGAACGATGTTTACCAGGGAGAGAATAAAAACTTATTCTCTGTTATTTCTACATTCGCCGGGGGCGGTGGGTCATCTACAGGTTACAGACTTGCAGGTGGTAAGATACTTGCGATAAACGAATTTGTCGCCGAAGCGAGAGAGACCTATCGGGCCAACTATCCTAGTACCCCTATTATCCCCGACGATATAAAGAAACTATCAGGAGCGGACATTTTAGAGGTCGCTGGAGTGGCTGTGGGGGAGTTAGACCTATTAGATGGTTCTCCACCGTGTTCAGCATTCAGTATTGCAGGACGAGGCTTTACACATCATGGTGGGAGTCACAAGGCAGGCTTTGGAAAAAAGAAACACTACTCCGACGAGCAAGAAGTAGAAAACATTGAAGATTTGTTTTTTGAGTTTCTACGAGTTGCCAAGGACATTCAACCAAAAGTTATTATCGGTGAAAATGTCAAAGGTCTCACTATTGGTGAGGCGAAAGAATACTATCATCGTATTATAAACGAGTTTGAGAAAATCGGTTATGATGTTTGTTCTAAAGTTCTCAATGCAAAACATTTTGGTGTTGCCCAGTCTAGGGCTAGGACTATCTTCATTGCTTTGAGAAAAGATATCACGGCCAAGGTTGGAATGTCTTTTATGAATATTCATAGTGTATTTCCATCAGAGAATAAAGAGATTATTCCTCTTGCATCTGCTATGGAAAACCTAGAACTTGATAAAGATGAAGTGACAATGCTTACTGAGAAATGGACTAATACGGCCTTTCATAAAAAGACTGGATATATGTTCCCACAGAATCCTGATAAAGTTATCAGTGGTGAGAATGTGGGTAAAAAGAATTTACATTTTAGTTGTAAGAAAACTTCTGCTTTAGTTCCTGCCCCCACTATTACAGCTATGGGTTCTGCTATGACGACAGGTGGTGCAGTACATTGGTGTGAAGATAGGAAGTTTACCATCAAGGAACTGAAACGTATTACAAGTTTACCTGATGACTTTAGATTGACAGGCACATTCAATCAACAGGCAGAAAGATGTGGTCGAATGGTTCCTTCACTAATGATGAAGGCGATAGCAGAATCAGTTTATAATAAAGTGTTATCGAAATTATGAAATTATTTGAAAATGTACTTTCTGAAAAATTATTTGATGATATAGTAAAAGATTTATATTCCCGTTTAGATAAAGGAGTATGGAGTTCCAGTAGGTTTGCCTGGCCTGACC